AGCGCATGGCACGAAGCGATGGATATAGTCTGGGAGATTATGAGCAAGAACGATCCTCAAAAATTGAGGACGCAAGAAGTAGCCGAATGTGGCTATGAAGCGTTCCTCACTTGTTGGGTAGAAAACGGTGGGCCTGATCCTAAAGAGAGTGACCCATTCGAGCTGGATCGTCTCCAACCTAGGGTGCCTATGAACGCTCTGGAGATGCTCTACGCATACGTGGACGAACGAAGGGCGCTATTCTCTCGTCCCGGCTTTGAATTACTCGCAGTAGAACAACCATTCGCGGTCCCTTTAGACCCAGAAGATGCTACCTTGTTTTATGTGGGTAGAATGGATAAAATCTTTGCGATAAAGGATGAAATCTATGTCGGAGAACACAAGACTTCCTCGCTCTACAGCAAGGCTTCAACATTCCGCTCGACGTTTATCGACTCTTTCTCGCCTGATAGTCAGATTGACGGCTATCTTCACGCAGCGCATATGCTATATGGAGACAAGGCTAAGGCAGTCTGGGTGGATGCCGCGCTCGTCCATAAAACAGTCCACGACGGCTTCGTCCTCATCCCTGTCGAGCGACAACACGCTCAGTTAGATGCATGGCTCTGGGAAGCACGATACTGGATACACCAAATCGAGGTGAATTGTAGTCTCACTATTGACGACGAAAACTCCTATATGTCGGCCTTTCCCAAGAATACGAACTCCTGTCAGGACTTCGCACGAAACTGTCCGTATATTGACCTCTGTAAGATGTGGTCTAATCCAACGGTTAAGGAGCAACCTGCCGGCTTCGAAAACGAGCCGTGGAGTCCGTTCGACCGTCTTGAATTAAATAAGATAGGTCTTGAGAAATGACTAGCAAGTGGGACACCCGCTTCCTTAGTCTAGCGGAACACATATCCAGTTGGTCTAAAGACCCCTCTACGAAGGTAGGCGCGGCTATTATTGGCCCCTATCGCGATATAATATCGCTAGGTTATAATGGCTTTCCCAGGGGCGTCGAAGATACTCCTGAGCGTCTGGAAAATCGTGAGCTTAAATACAAGATGATAGTCCATGCCGAGCGCAACGCTATATTATTCGCTAGACGTTCTCTCGAGTGCACTACTCTCTACACCTGGCCATTTGCTCCTTGCTCTGCATGTGCTGGAATGATAGTTCAGAGTAGAATAACACGTGTTGTTGCACCATTACCTTCTGAGTTAGTTGGAGAGAGATGGGGAAGCGATCTTAGTGTGGCAAAAGATATACTCAGGGAAGGTAGTGTTTTGTTAGATCTTATAGATAGACCCCAAAACGGAGGAGATGATGCCTAACGCTAAAGATGCAGAACAGCCTATTTATCAAAACATACTGGTGGTTGGTCCTACAGGGGCAGGAAAAACAACACAGATACGAACCCTCTCAGGAAAGGTGTTCGCCTTCCTATTTGACCCCAATGCTCTGGCCTCCCTTCAAGGAGCGGACGTAGAATATGAGGAATGGCTCCCCGAAGCAACAGAGATTGACACAACTATCAAGGGCTTCAATAAGGGTTCAAAATCAGATAGGCCGTCCAGCGCAAAGGAACCGCGCCTCTATATCGACTTTGTAGAAAGCGCAACGAAGAAAGCGGAGGAAGGATTCTTCGACGCCTACGATTGGATATGCCTAGACTCTATGACATTTCTCCAGAAGGCTATGTTCGATCGCAACGCATATATCAATAACAGATATGGTAAGGTTGAGGAGCTGTCCGACTATCGCATAGTGGGAAGTAAACTTTCAGATCTGTTCCGTTCCTTTACATCGGAGCGTAAAAACATATATGTTACTGGACACATCACGTCCTGGCAGGATGAAACCACTAAGAAACTCAGCACGGAGCTGCAGGTAGCTGGAAGCGCAAAGACTATGATACCCCTCTTATTTACGAACATCTGGCTGGCAAGAGCAGCAAGCACGGAGAAGGAAAAGAAGTACGAGATTCAGACCCGACCGGAAACTCGTGGTCTGCAGTGTATTCGCTCTCAGGTAGCGAATTTGGATATGTACGAAGACGTGACTATCCAAGATTTCGATAACCCGAACAAGTATGGTATCGGAAAAATCCTAAACCTAACCCTGTAAACAAGGAGAACACAAAAATGCCTATCGTTGAAATAAAAGGTCTGGGAGACTCTTACGAGGACAAGCCAGTCCCAGAAGGTTCTTACGATCTTCGGATCATGGACATTAAAGATGGCAGGAACAAGAAGGATACCTGCGATCAAACTATGGTTATGATAAAGGTAGAGAGTGACGAGTATCCAGATGCGGCTACTATCTTTCACTATCTTACCTTTGTCGGCCCAGACGACGACGAAAGCTCCTCGCGAAATAAAATGCGAGGTATTACCCGTTTCCTCAAGGCGTTCAACATCCCCTTCGAGAAAAACGGTTTCAACACGGAGGATTTGGTCGGTGCAACTGCATCGGACATTTTCGTGAAACAGGAGGAGTACGAGGGTTCCGTCAACAATCGTGTCTCCCTCCCACGAGTGGAGTAGGCATCTCTGACCTCCGTCCAGTAGATGCCTCGCGGTCTGGCCGCCTCCTCCCCCCGCTTCGTCCCTGTGCAGAGGCCAGATGCATGGGGACACTTTCAGAGAGGTAAGTATGGAATTTCTAGTAGGCAAGAAAACTTACATCATTGGCTTTCTTATGTTCGCCCAGGCCTTAGTTACATGGCTCACGGGAGAAACTACGTTTGCCGAACTGCTGACCCATAGCACTGAAATTCTTGGTGGTCTTGGTCTAATTACGCTTAGAATGGGCGTAGCAGGTGATCAATAAAAAATAGGTTAAGGAGCGGTGAAAAACGGTATTTTGCGAACGTTATGCAACGTTATGCGCGGCCATGTATGCCCCTTATGTGGTTACATACCGCGCCGCTCCCCCTAACCATATGTGAACGTTATATATTTTATACCATCCTCCACGAATAAGGAAAAATAAGATGCCTGACACAACTACTAAGCGCATTTCCCTACCCATTGATGAAGCTCTGTACGAGCGACTTAGCAAGATGCCGTGGGGTATGAGATCTCCCATTGTAAGAGTTCTACTAGAGCGAGTAATAGACGCCGGTGAAAAACACGGGGCCATGATATACGGTGCTATTTTGGACGGACACTTCGACATAGTATATAAGGAAAAGAAATGAACAGACTAGAAATGCTACGCACATCGCTCAAAGATATGACACACGAAGAGCGACTGGAAAAACTAAGAGAAATACGAGAGGATCGAAAGGTGAGTAAGCACGCTGAGACGGTTCGGAAGAAGCAAGAAGCCGACCGTCTAGGAAAGGCGGAGAAGAATTTTGACAACCTGTCGATAGAGGAAAAGGCCGACTTACTTAAACTGCTGGAGGGATAAATGAAAACCAGAGATATGAAACTTGATGAGATAAAGGTGGGAGAACGGTATCGTGAAGAAATGGGAGATCTTTCTTCTCTGGTGGAGAGTATTAAAGACAAAGGCTTACTTCAGCCTATTTCGGTTGACGGCAAAAACAATCTTCTCGCCGGGGGTCGTAGACTCGCCGCTTCGAAGGAGGCTGGTCTTAAAACTATTCCGGTGGTCGTTAGAGAAGTGGAAGGAGAACTGGACGCGCGTGAAGTCGAACTTATCGAAAACACGATGCGGAAAGATTTCCACTGGACGGAAAGAACAAGATTAGAGAGACGCATTTTCGATCTTCGCCTTGAACAAGATCCTGAGTGGACACAGAAGAAGCAAGCTGAGCTAATGGAAGGTTCTGAAGGAGCTACATCCAGAAGGCTACAATTAGCAGATATGCTGGAGGTCGTCCCCGAGTTAGGAGATAGCAAAACGGAGAAGGAAGCGTGGAAAAAATATAAGCAGTTAGAAGAAGATGTTGTAACACAAACGCTTATTAGCACAGATGATAGTAGATGGAAAGATGTGGCTAAACATGCAGAGAAGCATTATCAAATAGGTGATGCTATTGAGGGACTCAAGAAAGCGTATAAGAACGATCTTCATTTTATTGAAGTAGATCCTCCTTACGCCGTCGAACTGGATAAGAGAAAAAGTCGAAACCAAGACCTTGTTCAGATGGACGCATATAACGAAGTAGATGCCAAAGAATATCCTGCTTTTGTCGAAGCAGTTGCAAAGGAATGCTTTGCCTGTCTCAAGAAAGATACCTTCATGGTATGGTGGTTCGGGCCTACTTGGTATAAGGAAGTACGAGAAATTCTCAAGAAGGTTGGCTTCTCGGTGTCTGACATTCCCGCTATCTGGGTGAAAGACCACGCCGGCCAAACTGCCTCCCCTGATACTATGTTGGGAAACGCTTATGAACCCTTCTTCATATGTAGGAAGGGTAAGCCTAAGCTACGCACTCCAGGTAGAAATAATACATTCGTATTCAGACCAGTAGCACCTCAAAACAAAATCCATCCGACTGAGAGACCTATTGAACTTATGTTGGAAATACTCGATACGTTTGTCTATCCAGGAAGTAAGATCTGCGTTCCTTTTCTTGGATCAGGCGTCACGGTCAGAGCTTGCTACCAGCGAGATGTTCTTGGCTTCGGATGGGACATCGACAAGATGACAAAGACACGGTTTGTTAATGCGGTGTATAAAGATAAGACGGGAGGCTCTAGTGAATAACACAAAACCTTGGGAAGAAGGCGACCCTGAAAGCAAAATCTGCATATTAGGGGAAGCTCCCGCTCGGACGGAAGTCCGTCTTGGACGGCCTCTCGTAGGGCCGTCCGGCCAGTTATTAGAACAGTGTATGCACGCAGCGGGCATCGTGAGACGGGAGTGCTATTTAACTAATGTATTCGAGACGGAGGTTAAGAAAAGCAAGACAGGTGATATGGTTACTACTACAGAAGGTGACATACTATGGACAAAGAAAGGTGGTTTGACCGAGTTAGGAGAGAAGCGTTCCAATGGCTGTGTAGAACGCCTAGCCGCGTGTGCTGCGAATGTCATAGTTCCTCTGGGCGGAACCGCTTTGGGTTTCCTCGTCGGCGACAACAGGATAATGAAGTGGAGAGGGAGCATACTTACGGCAGGAGAAAAAGCACCTAAGCGTAAGGTTATTCCTACTATTCATCCAGCAGCTTCTTTACGAGGAAACTATACATGGCGTCATTTCATAGCTTCAGACCTAGCGAAGGCTAAGAAAGAAAGTGAGTACTCAGAGCTTCGCCTCCTTGAGCGCACTCTCCTCATAGACCCAACATATGAAGAAGCTATCTCCTTCCTAGAAGATTGTAAACATGCGAAAGCAGTTGCTTTTGATATCGAAGTTATAAATCATCAGGTTTCCTGTATCTCGTTTGCAACTAGCCCTGTCATGTGTATGAGCATACCTTTCGTTGACGACGGGGGAAAGGATAGATGGTCTGAACAAGCAGAAGAAGATATATGGCTTGCTATCGAAGATGTGCTGTCAAATCCTACTATAGACAAGATTGGTCAGAACCTTATATTCGATATATCTTTTTTGTTCATGCAGAACAGCATTACAACAAAAGGACGAATATGCGACACTATGGTTGCACATCATATTATCTACCCTGACTTCCCCAAGGGGCTGGACTTTCTATGCTCTATGCATACAAATGAGCCCTATTATAAAGATGATGGAAAGTTATGGAAGAAACCCTGGGCTGACCTCGAGGCGTTCTGGCTTTACAACTGTAGGGATAGTGCTACTTCCTTCGAGATATGGGAAGCCATAGAATCTATACTCACAGACGATGATTACCTAAAGTCGTATCAGGACACGATTGATCTATTCCCAGTCCTTATATACATGATGGCTCGTGGGGTGAGAGTTGACCGTGACGCCCTCGCGAAAACAAAAGAAAGGGTAGAGGAGCAAATAAAGAAAAAGGAAGATGAACTCGAGAAGGTAGCAGAACACTCGT